ACTTTCATAACTTCCTAATTGAAATATGTTAATATCAGATACATAGTTATCATAATAGTTAAAATTATGTGATGTTGTACTAAATGCTGCTTGTTGCCATACTTCAAAGTATGATCTTTCTCTTAAAAACTTGTCACAATAGAATGTCATATTGATAGGATCAAATTTATAATCATATATAAACTTTCTAGTTGGTCCGTGATGTTTGATTTCTTTTTCTATTGCTTCTCTTGCAGGTATTTGTAATGCAGAACAAAACGCCTGAACTCTCTTTGCATTTGCTTGTTGTATTGCCAAATGGTCTGTTTGATCTCTAAAAGTCGCTTGTTGTTCATTACCTGCAATTGATAATTCTGATCCTTCTTCTATAATTGACGGTACAGTACCATTTAAATCGAATGCTCCTAGAGGAATCCCTTTTGGTAAATTCAATTCAACATAATATCTTGCCTTTCTCGCAAATCCTTCTGCTTCATTTACAAAGGCTTGGTATCTACCGATTGTAGTTTCTGGATTACTTCCTGCTTTTTGTTTTAATCTTGGATCGTTTTCTACGTTTTCCAATGTTCTATCTCTAGGTATCCCAACTCTTACGTCTATACCACCTATTCTCTTACCACCACGAATTATAGCCATTACTTAACCTTTTTTCCACATTGACATCTTTTTCCAAATAACTTGTCAATGATTTTATTGAACCATTTTTTCATTAGATAAAACTCCTTGCTTGTCTATAAACATAAGAATCTGATTTCTTTTTAAATTGTTGTACAGGTAGATACATTGCTATTGCCGCCTCTGTTGCATCTATTCTTAAAAATCTACTTCTTACGTGTGTTGTTAGATATTTTTTTATTGTAGGTTTAACCATACTAATATTTTTAACACTATCGTAGGTAACATCAAATCTCATATTCTGATCTATCTTCTTTCCTGTGGCAAATGCAGATATTTTTTCTAATAATCTAAATCTAGCTAAAGGAGGAAGATAGTGAAAATTAATACCACTAAATCCACCTTTAATTCTTTCCAAAGGTAATACTAAAGGAAAGGTATCATAATAAGGTAAAGTCTTTTTATATTTTGGGTCATAAAAAAACAAATTCAATAATCCTTGAGATGGTGTTGCTGTTAGTTTACCAGAGGACATCAGTTTATTTGCTGTTGTTCTAGTCCCTATATCTCTAACTGCGTTTTGATACCATCTAGCCGATTTTACTTGGCCATCTTGTCTATCTACTAAAGGATCTAATATGCTTGCCATTTCTTATATTTATGTTAAAAAACAACACCTAATTCTTTTTCAGTAAAGATTTTAAACTCTATATCATTATCTTCACAGTAGTGCTCAGCTGCACCCCATTTCGCTTTATTTTTGATATACTCCATCTGTTCTCTTAAATATGATTTTGTTTTTCTTTTTGGCGTTTTAGGTGGTTTACATTGACGAGAAGGTTTTACTTCTATCATATATTTTTTACCAGATTTCATTTTAAATATAAAATCAGGAAAGTATCTGTGAACTCTTAAATCTATTGGTGAACGATACTTTATGGCTAATTCTTCAGAACTCCAGTGTTCTACACTATCATTTTTGTCCAAATATACCATCATACGCCTTTCAAGTAAAGAACGATATACTATTCTATTTGGGTCACCTACATATTTCTTTGGATATGTTGGTTTATATAAACCTTTATAACTCCGCTTCATACTGTATAAATATTATTAATCTAAAAGGTATTTATGGGTTTATTTAACAAGGTATCAAACATAGTCAAAAACAATTTAGGTAATCTAACAGGTGGTGGCGGCATTGTAAATAGTATCGCTGGTGCATATGTTGGGTTACATAATATTATGGACGCTGCCAAGAATAGTGCGCAAACTAATGCTGCTGCGGCCAAGATATTAAACAAATCACCACTTGAAATAGATGATACATCACCTACAAAACATTTAAAACAAAATCCATATGAGTATGGAACAGTGTATTATCCTAATGATGTATCTAATTTAGGTACAGGTCATTATATGATTTTTGATGTTATTATGAATAATGATACAACTTTTCAAAATACATCTTTCAATTCAAATAGAATAGTACCTAATAAACAAGCTGTAGTTGGTGAGAAAATATTTGACAAGGTTAAAAAAGTTTCAGGTTTAGGAGGACAGTTTCAGACTGCTAGTGAACAAGGTATAAAGAGTAGAGTTACAGAAATTAAAGATCAAGGTATTACATCAGATAGAATAAGACAAGTTGCTACAGGAGTTAATGCTGCTAGACCAACACACTCTTTCGTATCTGATTCTATTATACTTTACACTCCACCACAAGTAAAAACAACTTACAATACAAACTATGAACAAGCAGAAACAGGTATTGCTGGACAATTTGGTGGACTAAAATCTATACAAGACTTTTTAAATAAAGGTGTTGGTGCACTAGGTGTACTAGGACAACAAGCTGTAGGTGCAGTCGCTAGTTTAATTCCAGGTTTTGGTGATTTAAATGCTTTCATATCTAAAACAACTGGTACAGCTATTAACCCTAATTTAGAAATGGTATTTAAATCTGTACCATTTAGAGATTTTAGTTATACATTTGATTTTGCGCCTAGAAATAGAAAAGAAACTGACGCAGTAAATAAAATAATAAATTTATTCAAGTTTCATATGCAACCAGAATTAGGTGTAACAAACTATTTTGTAACGCCATCAGAGTTTCAAATAACTTATATGTATTTGGACGGTAGAAACGCATATATACCAAGAGTATCCAGATGCGTACTAAAAACAATGGAATTAGATCAATCTCCAGAAGGTGTGTTTACAACATTTGCTGGTGATGAAAAAGGTGCAATGCCAGTTTATTCAAAAATCAATCTAACGTTTACAGAAACTGAGATTATGACTAAACAAACAATCGCTGAAGGATTTTAATTATGTATTTCTCATATTTTCCACAAGGGTATTATGATTTAACAGGAAATGGTAATCCTAAAATTGTAACTGATCTTATGCGTAGAGTGAAGATCAGATCAAAGATTGTCAATGAGGCTTCACTATATGATTTATATGATGTACAAGAAGGCGACACACCAGAGAGTATTGCATTTAAACATTTTGGTGACTCACAATTACATTGGGTCATTTTACTTGTAAATAATATTACAGATAGATATTATGGTTGGCCATTGACACAAAATCAGTTTGACACTTATGTGGCTGACAAGTATTCAAATCCAGATGCTGTTCATCATTATGAAATTACACAAAATAGTGGACGACAAGAAGCATTAGGACCATCAGATTATTCTCATAAAATAGAAGTCAATAGTACAGAACCAGGTGCGCAAGCAGTTTCAAATAGAGAATATGAAAGAAGAATACAAGATGAAATTAGACAGATTAAATTATTAAGTCCAGCATACTTGTCATTGTTCATAGAGGAATTTCAGGATTTAATAAGTGATTAAAAATGTACAGCAATATAGATACTAGTAAACTCAAAAGACCAGGCGACTATGTATTATCAGATGTCGTATTAACTTCATATAGAAGTGAAACTGGAGGCAACGCCACATATAAAATATCAGTAAGAACGTTAATATCAGAAATAAATCTTTACGAATCAATACACAACAAAACACTTTCAGGTAACATAGTCTTAATAGATGCGCAGAACGTCATAGCGTCACTGCCATTAACAGGATTTGAACGATTAGAGTTTAGACTATTCACACCATCTATCTCACGTGGTTTTGATTTCAACGAAAAATCTGGCCATCCTATGTACATTTACAGAATAGGAAATAGACAAGGAGTAAATCCACGTACACAAATCTATACACTGTTTTTCGCAAGTAAAGAGATGATACAAAATGAAAAGGTCAAAGTAAAGAAACCGTACACAGGACAAATATCTAAAGCAGTAGTGGATATAATGCGTGATCCTGATTTAATCAATACAGAGAAAGATGTCTATGTAGAAGAAACGCTAGGACTACACAAATATATTGGTACGCAAGAGAAACCGTTTGAATTTATCACTACACTGTCCAAAGAGGCAAGAAGTCGTAAATATCATAATCCAGGAATGTTCTTATACGAAACCTCTTTTGGATTTTACTTCCGTTCAATGGAAAGTATGTTGGCGATTACAGATAACAGCGCAAGACCTGTGGTGGCACGTTTTGAGCCTAAACCTGCTAACATTAGAACAAATGGAAATAGAGATACTTTACGTGAAATGAAGATTGCGCAACACTTTGAAATCAAAGATCAATTCAATACCCTAAAGAACTTGCGTAATGGAATCTATGCGTCCACGACAACATCATATGACAGTTTCTATAAAAAATACACAGAATTAAAGTTTGATTATCATAGAGAATATGAACTTGCTAATCACACAGAACACGACAGAGATGGTGGAAAAGTAGATGATAAGAGTATTGCACCCATATTAAATGAAAATGGTAAAATGATCAGTGATTGGAAAGATGGAACACAATATCTTGTGCCAGAAACGTCTTTTATTCACGGTGTGATACCACACGCACCCATTGCGAACATACTTCCACGTAGATTATCTTCACGTCTAGCGTTTGAAAGTTTTAAATTAGAACTTACAGTACCAGGATTTACAGGATTATCGGCAGGAGAATTGATTGCGTTTGATATGCCATCTTTTCAACCTGTCAATCAATCAAATCCACTTGACCACGACCCGTATATGTCAGGTCGATACCTTGTTTCTACAATACGACATAACGTTTCAACCATTAACAATAGACACACAATGGTATTAGAATGTATTAAAGACAGTGTACGATACGGCTATCCAGAAGAAAGTATAGACACAT